AGATTCAAGGATGATGCTTAAATCAATTGTACTTAATGTGGTAGACTCAAGGATACTACTTAAATCAATGGTACTTAATGCAGTAGATTCAAGGATACTACTTAAATCAATGGTACTTAATGTGGTAGACTCTAGTATACTACTTAAATCAATGGTACTTAATGTGGTAGACTCAAGGATACTACTTAAATCAATAATATCAAATGCAGATGATTCAAGTATATCGATCAAATTAACGATATTTATATCATCTTCAGACAATAATAATTGTCTTAACGACTCTGTTACGTCACCCGATGATAATAAAAGTCCAACCGATGTTGATAGTGACTCATCTCCAGACAATAATAATTGTCTTAACGACTCTGTTACATCCCCCGATGATGTAACTATTTTTTTTATCAATTCTTCTATATCAACTGACAAAGTATCTATACTAGACAATATAGATACTTTATCGATGTTAGTAGTTTTATCAATTGCCTTAGTGATATCTGTTGGAATATTAAATATTCCAACAGTCCATTGCAGCTGTTCACCCGATATTAATATATTATAATTGTTAATAACATTTGTTGGTACATCATTAGCTACCAACTGTATGGTATCAAAATTATTAACTACGCATGTGTTACCTGCTGATATACCATTTAATAATATATCTCCATCATTAAAGATAATATTAACAGACGTGGTAAGGCCCTCAACATATATTTCATTAGAATGTATGTTGTTAACTGTACTTTCATTTACATCACTAAATGATATAAATTCGGAAAAAATAAATATAGCCCGTATATCTAACATTTAATCTCCCATAAAAAAAGGGGAGCCATGCTCCCCTCCCTTTAAATTACATAATATTAAACTCTATAATATTATAATGATTTTCTATCAATATTATCAGAATATTGAGGTCTAATAGAACCACCATTAATCTGTACAAATACACGCATACCAGAACCGTTAGGTCTTGTCGAATAAGTACCTACATATATTCTTCTGTCAACGTGTGACTTCTTATTAGCAATTCCAGCAATTGTAGGATTACCTGGAGGGGTTGCTGAATAAGAACCATCTGTCTCTCTGGGAGTAATAGTAATATAATCATCGCCATCCAGATGCCAAGTATAAGGAGATCTATAAGTCACTTCTAGTTCACTACCAGGTGCTGGTGCGGATATAGAAGAATATTGACTTTTATCATCACTATATTTATCATTACCTACCTGTCCAACTTCAGTATAACCACCTTGTATGGAGGAATCCGCACCAGAATAACATATCATATCCATTTCTGAAGCGGGGTATATATATCGTTGACTAGCCATTGGTGTTGGAAAATTAAATACAAAGGTTTTATCCTGAGTTATTGATAATTGTTCCATTGGGTTAATAATAGCAGGACTATCTATCTGAGGTAATACCGCAGATACATGATAATCCCATGGTTTTAATACATCTTGTTCACGAACAACAAAACGATAAATTGCCTTACCGGCTTTATGTAAATTTGACCACGATTCTGGAATATCTCTATCTTCTGCCACCTTTATCATATAAGAATTTGTTGGATTTATATCATCTTCTGAATAATTTTGATATGATACATTAACTAAAGTACTATCTGGCACTTCATATCTTAAAAATAATTTATCATTATAATATATAAATGAATTTAAACTAGTACCCTCATATGTATAGTCTGCTGGAAAACTAATATCGCCATTTACTATATAATTCACATTAGTGGTTGGTGACATTTCAATCTCTTGACCATCTACCGACACTGTTAACCTTGCAATATCTTTAACTGGAGCAGTATTATCACCATGAATTCCCAAAGGATTAACATATACACCACCAGTACCAGCACCTCTCCATTTATATTCTACACCAAAATTGAAACATTTTGTAGCACCCTTTACCCAAGCAATTGCATCATGTGTGACATTGGATGACGGAGTTGCAGGAGCAGTCATTTCATATGTAAGGAAAGCGGAACCAGTACCATCATCTCTAAGTCCCAACGTAGAATTGTCTGAAGGATATTGGAAACCATACGTGTCACCTAACCCAAACGTTGTTGCTGCTGTTGATGTTAAACCAGGAGTACCTACTCCAAAACCAGTACTATTAAAGTCACCGCCAGCTTTTGTAAAATAGAACACTAATTCATCGTTTATTAATGGATCTTTATTCGTCATATGAAATGCTTTGTACATAACCGTAGTGTCATTTCCTTCCAAGGTTCTATTTACATCATCTATAAACTCACTATACCCGTCTCCCGAATTCCCCCATGAACCGTATCTAGTTTCTGTTACGGTAACATCCATAACACCATCACAGTCGAATACAAATGTATGCAAAGTTGTAGTAGATGATACAGAACCTAAAGTTAAAATGATTCCATTATCCCATGCTCTAGTTCCTAATTCGGTAGAATCACTAGTTATTGCTTCTCCCTTATCTTGAATATCATTAGTAATATCCCATGTAGTTAAAGAAGCGTCAAATGATAATAAAGCAATAGTCTCATTTTTACCACTAGTAGTGTCACCATACAACGGAACAACCTGTTCTGAAATATCCCACTGATTTGTATTAAACTCATAATCAGAACTCAATGGATTACCGTATCCAATACTGGAAATTGTTGAATGGACGCCAGTAATATCACCCTCAAATGCCCATATTCTTTTTGGCCATAATCCCTGATATGCTGGACCAATCTTAGCGCTATATGCAACTAAAAAATTAGTCAACATTACTGGTTCATACTCAAAACTACCAAGACGATTAAACCCAACTTTACCAACTTTATCTTCCATTAGAGACATGAAATATGAAGTCACTTCAAGTACACCTGGGTCATAATCATGAGTATTCGCATTAAGACCATGTTTAGTAGGAGCGAACTTATACCATTTATCAAAGATAGTTTCAGTTGCTGTAGATGAATACTGATTAAGAGTATTTTCTTTATCTAATAATGATGTTTGTAAACCATGCATTTCATCATAAGTTCCACCAGCAGTTGTTATATAAGCATCAATATCTGATAGGGTTAGAACTGCGTCAGCCCTATTGGCATCAGTATAAACACTTGAGTCTTGTAATCCACCTTTAGTACCTAAATGTGAATAACTTAAATCAGTAACAAGTGATTTTGTTAACTTTGCATAATTAAACAATTCCATAGAAAATGGGTTATAAGAACCATCATGATAAGTAGCATTTGTAAAACTTTGACCAGAATAATATCTATTAGGAACAACTGCCGAAGTAAAAGTAGTTAATATAATGTCAGTTTTCGAATCTAATGTTAATTCTTTACCACTTATATCATATATAACAGATTCATTCAATCCCTCTGTAGAAATCACACTACCATTCTCACTAAATTCATTTGGAGTTTTTAAATATGTTTTAAGATAATTTTGTCCAAAATCTGAAAATTCATCAACTGGTTTACTTGGACTATATACGCAATGAACTGGTGATTTCCCATCTTCAAATTCAATTGCCCCTGTTACTTGATTAACATGTCGTTGAATCACAAACCATGAATAATCATCATCTTGGTCTATCGCGCCTTGATCTCCAACAAATAATGCAGTACCGTGATCAGTACATGTTAAACGATATGACATTGGATAAGTATTTTCTACATCAAATCTAGTTTTACCTCTACGATTAAAAAATGGTTCTTTAATTTTATTATTAGAAGCACTTAAATCATACTTAACTTCACACATTTCACCAGGCAACCTAACACTAGAACCCTTAATACCATCACGACCTTGTACTCTTGTTATTGTTTTATCATCTTGCAATTGATATGCTGTTGCGGCGTATACAGAAAGAGTTGCATCATCATCATTATATTGAAATTTTATACGCCATTTTTGTGGTTTTCTGATATTTGATATTGCGTGTGGATGTCCTAAATTTGCCGGTAATAAAGCCTTACCCGGCACTATATCCGCCAACGATGATAACAAGTCAGTACCCTTTTCTGACTCAACAATAAAAGTAGAACCTATTGTTGCGATTGCTTTACTTACATGATGATGATTTTGTTGATAAAAATCATTATTTACAGGCAAAGCGTGTTCTGGGTTATCTGGGTCATTTGGATATATTAAATGATATGGTTGAGTTTCTATCATATCATTACCAACAAATATACCCCATTCATTAACGTTAAACCAATTACCAGCCGGAGATGATGCATCAAATTTTAACTCACCATATGCGTCAACTAAATCTGTATATTGTACAGGTGTAGTAAATTGTTCTACGATACTAACCTTCGCAATATCATATGTTTCTTTTAAGTCTGCTTGAGTGAAATCACCATTCGACTGATAGGTAAATCCAAGTATTTGACTAGATATTTGATGGTATTGTATGGTAAGAACTTCAATGTCAGAGGAAAAATTACCTGCATCAGAAATAGTCAACCCACTGGCAATATCAACAGAACCATTCTCAACAGTAACCGAAAGAACGGCAGTAGTATCCGTCGGATTAGTTGAAGTCACATTAACATTATAGTCGCCATCATAATAACCAAACCCACCTGTAGATGCAGCACCATCGACTGTAAGGCTGCCGTCTGAAATTGATATACTAAAAAATGCTGGAGTTCTAACTCCATCAGTCTCAACGCTAGTTATAACCGCTTCACCTGAACCATTCACTTCTCGTATAGTTTTACCAACATCTTCTGGTTGCCATCCACCATTTCTTCCAGCAATTGTATTATATATCATTGTGGCAATTTTATCATTACCAACTGACAAAGAACTAAGATGAAGGGATGTCTTTTTTTGTTCAGTTTTTGTCCAATTTCCAGTATAACTATTGCCATATGGATGTAAACATAAATCGGTTGCCAATTGTTGTAATAACCCATGTTCATACTCAGGATATGATACTGGGTTAATAAAATATTTAAGATCTATACTAATTAAATCAGTTGTAGATGTTATAAATGTAACAGAACCAAATTGATTTTCTACAGTAGGCTCAGTAAATATAAACGAACCCCCTCGGTATACTTGATCCCCCCTTAAACGTGGCAATTCAACGTCACTTTGAGTAAATGAAGATTTACCATTTATCAACATATGTTCTATATCTAATAATGTAGTATCTGGGGCTTTATTTAAAGACACTTTGCCAAATATATCATGCTGAAGTGGTGCCCAAGAAAAATGTGGTTTTATAAAACTCGTATCATATCCACTACCACCGTCCTGTATGATAATAGAAGTGTCATCTGCTATATAATATGATGGTCCAAAACCAGCATCATGAGATACAACACTTTTGTCTTCTGCATTAGTAAATAATTGATTATCGAGGATGTCACTGGTGATGTCACCATTTGTTTGATTATATCTAAGTTGAGTATAATCTGTTTTTAAAACAGGATGAATAATATTGTTAATAGTTGCCAATCTAACAATTACTCTAGGACCAACAGCTGATGCTACATCTGTACCATAAACGATATTCAATGTCCTTGACATGACAGCGGCAATAAAATCACCATTTATAGTATAACCTACCCCTAATGCGGTTACAAAATCAGTCACTATATCATTTTCGAGACTTAGTTCAGACCAAGGGTTATCATAAATAGTGTCATAACTACCGGATGTCAATACCGTCGACACACTAGGTGTAGAAGACGTAGAAAGAAACCCACCAATCACAAAATCCTCTGATAATAAAGTGGCAGTCATGCCATCAAGTTGTACACATTGTGCATTACTCAACCCACTAGTAACTACACTAGGGTCTAAAGAAAAATCAAGTTTATACTCAGTAACTTTTTGTTCAATAATATCAATACTAAATGTTGATTTAGAACCAATATTGGTTCTAAATCTACCGTCTACCTTTAAATTTTCCCATTTTCCTTCCATGGATGCATCAAACATACCCACATGGCCACCAATAATACTGGCTCCAACAACGTTATATGGTGCCATTGATGATATTGTGAATAATACCTCAGGCTCTATGAGAACAGTTTTCCCAGATGCCCCAACATTATGTAAAGATATTCTTTGACTGAATCGTGGTTCTGTTACTGTCGTAATCTCATTCCTAGATATAGAAAATCCACCAGACACAAAATCATTTCCCAATGCAGTTTTATGTGTTATTATATTACTGTTTAAATTTTCATGTGATGACATTATATTTCCTTTTAGTTAATTTATTAATATTTATAATATATTTAGTTTAAAGTTAAACTGATATTAAGTTGATATTGTACCTTTTGGTACGTCAGAATGTCTAACACTTGAACCCGTCACAAGTACAAAAACTCGCATCCCATTGCCATTAGGTAACGTAGAAGTCATACCTTCATATTTTCTTTTATTACGTTTCCAATAAAATTGAGTACCACCTTGGTCTATTTGTCCAGAATAAATATATGGAACATCATTAAGTCCTGTTGGGTTAAATGTACCATCAACTCCAGCATCATATACAGCATCTGTTATACCAGTAGAATCATTATATTTATCAATTTCAATATGTCCACCCTGTGTGGAAAATCCTGCACTGGATATACATATCATGTCCAATTCACTAGTTGGATAATAAAATCTTTGTGAAGTTAATTGAGTAGGAAATGAAAATACAAATTCTCTGTCATCAGTAACCGATAATTGTTCATATGGATTTATAATAGCATAAGAATCCACATGATGTTTAGTTGCAGATAAATGATAATCCCAAGGTTTTAATACATCCGCCTCTCTAACCACAAACCTATTAATACTTATATATGAATCTTCTATCATAGTAGTAAAATCTTTATCTTGCGGAACCTCTACTATATAATTATCCATCCCAGAAGTAGTATCAAATGAAATTGCCAATTCACTACCGGTTGCTGGTGGTTTTTTAAAATATAATGTTTTATTTTCAAAGTCATAATAATACATATTATTACTAGAAGTATCTGTAAAAATAACATCTCCTGGTAATTTTCCTTTCAAAACTGGATTTAAAGTACTTTGTATAAACGTTTGAGATTTGTCAGTAACAAACGGCTGACTCAATGTCTCATCTGAGGGTTCAGTACTACCAGGTGCTACGGTTAATTGATATGGATTTAAATTAATATATCCTGAATTTCCATGTCTACAACGATTAATAATATACTTAGCACCGGCACTATCTTCTGACCATACAAAAGCCAACCCCTGTAAATTACAACATCCTGGATGTGTAAGATTACCTACAACATCTCCCCATTTAAGTATAAACTCACCATCAGCATTAAACATTTCTTTGCCAGCTGGCCATACTTCTGTTGGATTCAGGTCATCTATAGTAGCAGATGTGAAATCATAAACCGGTGTGTCAGTTGTCGAAAACATAGGTAGTCTAAACTTTATACCAAACCTATTTACGTTATTAATATCCATCGACTCTAAAAACCTACCAACGGTTGATGGGTCTCCATCCTTTGTCCATTCATCATATGATAATACATATGCAGAAAGGTCACGTATAACTGTTATCTCATTAAGTGAAACTATCATTGAATCTAATATTTTAACTTTTTGATTCATGTTATGTGGTGCTAATAAATCAACTAAAGTATCAGCGTGTGACTTCCAATCATCTAAATTTGTTCCCTGCTCTGCCGGTGGTATAGCGGGGGGGACCCACAAATGATCATCTTGTATACCTGTCCATGATGTGCTTAACCTACCAACTGCAAGACAACCTTCTGCATTGTTTTTATTAGGACCTTGAGGTAATTGCACTATAGTACCCGTTCTATCAATACACTGTCCATGGACAGATGACACATCACCATATGGAGACATACGATATGGTGTTAATGTTGTAAAAATTAAATTTCCTGAATATGAAATGGTACTGAAATCCAATACTCCAGGATGAAAATCTGGTGTTTGTACCGCAGATGCACCAATACTACTAACATCTATTAATCCTATAACATATGGATTAGCACCGCTATCAATGTAACCAGAACCACCAAATCCATTTGTAATCATATCCGCAAAGTAAGATGTATCCAACATATATGTTGAAGGTGTAGATGATTCACCGTCGACAATAAATCTAACTGGTCCTAAATCAGCAGGTTTAAAGCCAACATCGTCGTGAGGTATACCATTAGTTACATTATCTATATCTAGTAAGAAGGAACTTCCTATATCAGAAAGTGTAAATAATTCATTGTCAATGGCTGATTCATCCGTACTAATAACAATATTAGTAATTTCACCACCGGAAACTGTTACCTGAATTATATTATTATACATGGTGACCGGAACTGGAGATCCCGATAAAGGGTTTTCCGCAAAGTCAATTTGCCAATTGCTAGTATTAATATTTCTAGGCAGATCACCAAATCCCTGAATATTTAAACTTGTTACATAGTCATTACTATCTGCATAAAAATCATACCAATACGACCTATACCCATGAGTGAATGCTCCAGCAACAATGCCCTGTGATAAGTCATCTACCGAAGGGAATCTACTTAATAATTTTCTTTGATCGGGATCTGTTGCCATGGCACCATAACCCTTACCAAAAAAATCAATAGCATTTACATAACCATCAAACACAGAATCATTACTAACCCAATATGTTTTACTTGGATTTCTTAATGCATTACCAAGAGCATCATATATTATAGGTGATGGTGTTAAATCGGCAATATCTGACGACGCATAATATTGTTCTAACCCCTCAAAAGTTCTACCTCTTTTAGTAGGAGAATATACACAATGTAGTGGACATTTACCAGTTACGTCTGGCTGTCCTGTAGTTTGATCAACCTGTCGTTGTATTACAAACCAAGAAGAATCAGTATCAGAACCAACTGATGCATGTTCCCATACAAATAACGCTACACCATGATTAGTTGTTGTTAATTTATAACTAATTGGATATGTTGGAGCCACATCATATAACATTTTTGTATCTGTCCTTCTAAACCAATGAGATTTATTCTTAACAGAAGTCGCGGTAACACCCCTACTTATAACTGGTTCATGATAAACATCACATAATTCTCCAGGTAATCTAAATACTTTTTGTTGTATACCTGTTCTATCCTGTCCCTGAGTTATTGTACCATCGTCTTTTATTTGATATTTAGTTGCAACACAAACTTTAAGGTCATTAGACTCTTCTAACCACTCAAATCTAATTCTCCATTCTTGTGTTGCTGAATTACCAGGCATATGTTGAGTTAAACCATATTGACTATCTCTAGATAAAATATCTACAGCTGGAGTAGATTCTACTACGAACAGAGTAGATATATCGTCACATGAAGATTCTACTGAAGCTCTATCAAGATTATTAGTTGTTGGATATACTAAACGAAATGCCGGTTCAAATCCATCACCAGCGGACTTAGCATACTCCAACATCACAACATCATATATTCCAAATTGAGTAGTATCTGAAATTGTTAACACTCCCCTTACAACTTGTCCAGCTGCGTCTAAACTAGGAGCATCATATGACCAAATATCACCATTCTTAGATATAAAGGAATGGTCATCATCATAATGTTCTTGAATTGGTGAAAATCCATTAGGACCTACTAATGCACCATATGGTTTAAGTGTCGAATAATCCCATTCAAATGTAATTGATACTACACAATTGAGTGGATCTATAACCCACTCAGCATGCTTTTCCAATTCCCCTGAAAAATGAAATGTACTATATCTTTTAGCAGTAGTAGAATCACCCACCGCCGATATAGACTTACTGTACCAATATTCATCAGGTAATACTCTACCATCGACAGATATGACAAATTGTCCATTGCCCAAATCAGATTTTAAATATGGCATATATATTATGTCATTTGCGTTGCCAATATTACCAGTATGTATTTTTCTAGCACTTGGTGCAATATCCCTATTTGCCTCTGGAAATAATAATCCACCGGCCTCGATCGTAATTGGGGTGCTTTGTCCTTCGGCGGCGGGGTTAGTTATAGAAGCATTAAAGGTATATGTATCAGATCTGACAATTCTCCACAAACCACTAGTTATTGGTATGACATCCCCTACAGTAAAATTAGTATCATGTGCAGGGAAATTACTATAATCATATGTGAGTGACGATAAGTCTAAAAGAGCACCAGGGTTTGTAATATCCGTTACTACAATTACATTACTACCGTCTGTCTCTTGAGAAACACTGACCGCTAAGACAGCATCAGTTGTTGCATCAATCGAACTCACTACCACGTTTACGGGAGCAGTGCTGGCAAGATACCCAAACGCATCGCCAAACACGATAGTAGCGAGATCCGACGGGACATCTAATATGCCACCACCCGAAGTAGTCAACCCACCGGTTATATCACCATCCGGAGTTCTTAAAAGATCTTCTGTACCAGGAGTTGATTTTACTTGTCTTTGTGTTGATTGAGTACTATCAGCTGGAACATCGTCCAAGTAACCATTTTCATTTAATAACACAACAAATGAATCACCACCACTACTGGCAAGATTCCCGTCAACACTATTTGAAACATTCATACTTACCGTACTTGCAGCTGCAGAATTAGATGAATTATCTATCACAATATCAGCTGAAACTAAACCAATTGCTGTTTGACCAGTTATTCCGGCATTAGTGGTATAACTTGAGTTTTTGCTAAATTTCACGACTCCTGCTGATGGAGATGTAATGTCCCAATTAACTGTGGACGTATTCATCCCAACAAACAAATTAGCTAATAATGTGGCATTAGTGGTTGAGGAACCGGTAACCTCAATCGTGGTATTGACATCTAAGATAATAGAAACCTTTTCGCCATCTACAATACCAGATGCAGCAATAAAGGTGACTGTCGTATGAGCATAAGTAGCTGGAGTGGCAGATGAACCTGGTACATAATCAGGAGATTGTACCATACGTAATTCAGGAACATCATATGGATGCACACATAAGTCGGTTGCCAACTGATGTAGAAGACCTCCACTACCAACCCATGACCAAGTATGTTCTCTAAAAGAAATTGATATCGGGTCACTAGCTATTGGCACATGGTCTTTATGAAATCTCAATCCACCATATATACCAATATTTTGGTCAAACTCAACAACTTCATGTTTAACCGAAAGATCACCCTCAGTATAAAATTCAACTGTCGATTCCCAAACATTTTTTTCTTCATCTGTGGTAGTAATACCAGACGAATTAGTGCTGTTTGCGTAATTGTTACCTAATACACGTTTTAATGTCCTCTTAACACCTCTGACTCTAATATCCCATTCCCACGATTTATCGGTAAAATCAATCACAGTTTTTAACGGAATTTCATTAATTCCTGGTGAAATATGGTGCTCTGTATGAATTCTGTGCGGAACTCGTATTAACTCGTTTCTTTGTATACTAAATCCACTTGATAATGGCATAATCTGACTCCTATTTTTTATACTAACTACTAGTTACTAATATTTATAATTTTTTGTGTTTTCATATAACAAACTTACAATATTTATAAGTGATATAATTATACAACATCGCTATTAAGAATATAATCAGAGTCACACAACATCATAACTCTCATACCACCCTCATTCGGTAAAGTCGACCTAAGTCCACAATACTGTCTAACCTCACTTACACCACCACGCGAATACCTTGGAACTGATGTGAGGCTGCTATACGCTACGACATCGGCTGAAGTGAAACACAACAGGTCAAGTTCTTCACTCGGATACACACAACGCGGAGTAGTAAACCTTGTTGGGAAATTAAGGAGAATTTGGTTTGATTCGGTAATGCTGTGTTGGACGGTATTGTTAATAACCGCCTCACTATCAACATCGTCACGGTTGGCTCGGAAATGGACGGGTGTTGGCAATATATTATTTATCTCCCTAACCACAAACCTCCACATATCCTTGGGATTATTATCAACTAAATGCATTTCGTCTAAATCATTATTGTCTATCTTTATAACAACCATTTCACCATATGATATATTTGGATCTGTTATTGAATATAAATTATGAGGTAGTCCACTTTTATCATATACAACCGTAGTATTATCCGTTGTTTGTAATGTAGATATATCAGTAGTATAATAAGTACTCAAGTCACTTGGATATTTAGTTTCTAAACTGCATGAATATAAACAATGTATCGGATTAGTTTCAAATATATTAGAAGTATTTGTGTTAATAAGTCCAGTATTGTTGTCAACCGTTCGCTGAACAACAAACCACGCATTATCATCAGCACTTATTGATGATGTATCATGATATAACGAAATACTAAAACCACGTTCTGTCATTGTCAACCTATATGATGTTAAACCTAAATGTGGTTTAAACCATCCATACCCCCTTACTTTATTTCTAATTACATATGATCTATCACGTGAACTACCTGGAATTAAAATATCTTTATAGGAAATATCAACCAATTCCCCATAACTTCTTGCAATCACCATATAGGAAATATTTCCGCTTATAGAACCATCATCCAATAGTCCAAATGGTGAACATACATTAACCTTTAACCACCCATACATGGGATTAGGTATACCAATATTTTCCTTCCAATCTACGTCACTCAAAACACCATTAAACGTATATCCTATATGACTTGAAATAATATTCTCATTTGACATATAAGTAGAATCTGATATAATATTATCTAAAAGATATATCTCATATCCCATGGACTGTAATCTTATATTTGTTTGTATTAATTCATCATTAAATTCAACATCATCTTTATACAATCTAGGTCTTTCATCATATTCAAACCTAAGTCTAAATGGCTGTTCATTTAATAATTCATTAGTAGTTTCCAATACAACAACATGTTGTTGTGGTGTTGCCCCAAATATGTTAGTATAATTAGCATTACCATCATATCCATTTGATGGAAAGATATTATTAAAAAATCTTTTAGTTATAACATTAGAATTTGATGAATCAATTAATTCATTTCCTGAAACATTACTACCATTATACATAACCCAATTATCAGTTAAATCAGATGTTAGTTTATATAACAGTCCATTTAGATTATGTATATCTATAAATGATGTTTCAGATGTAGATATTCCATAATATGTTAGATCTAATAAAGATATTACATTACCGGGAAAAGTTGACACGATTAAATATGAGCATCAATATTAATGTCAGTATTAAGAATCCAATCACCTGAAACTAATATACATACTCTCATACCATTACCATTTGGTAATGTAGAACGTATTCCGAAATATCTCCGTTTATCAATTTGATCTTCCCCCCTAGCATATGACACCATAGGAACAGTACTACCTTCTGCTATTACTTGAGCGGATGAAAAACAAATCAAGTCTATTTCTTCTCCCGGATACATAAAAGATTGGGTTGTCAACCCGGTTGGAAATGTAATCACAAATCGGTTATCATCTGTAATTGATAATTGTTCCATTGGGTTCAAAATAGCATTACTATCGGTTTCATGTTTAGTTGCAGACTTATGAACATCCCATGGTTTTAATTTATCATATTCACGAACAACATACCGCCAAATTGGTTTGGCAAGCCAATCAGACGCTAACGGGTCTTCTTTATCAAATGGGTCTAATATATATGCAGTTTTACCAGATGACCTATTAAATTCAGAATGATCAAGTGTATATAAATTACCAGTAAAATCATGAACCTGAGTCATTTCATTAGACACCGTGTGTGACGATATTGCAGCAGTTCCATAAAATATTCCAAAATCTCTAGGATAAAGTGATTCACGACCACACGAATATAAACAATGAACAGGATATCTATAAGCAGAATCTCTACGTGTTTCCCCAGAAATATTACTAACTAACCGTTGACATACTACCCACGCATAATCATCATTTTCCGTTGCCCCTGCATCATCCCATAATCCTAAAGCAAAACCACGTTCTGTCATTGTCAACCTATATGACATTGGATATGTACCTTTAACGTTTGATTCAAGTTTTCCGAATCGTTTAAACCATCCTCTACCTTTTGTTTTTACTCTTGTTTTCATAGAATTAGGACTATCGGCATCTTTCTCTTTTCTAGGAATTTCGTGATAATGTATAATAATATCTTCATACGTTGTTGTCGCAGCAAAAACTCCTGGATAATATTCATCAATTACTGGTGGAATATCTGTGTCAATACCACCATCTTTAATGGTCACTATAAGTTTAGCGGCAGTATCTTCTATATTTGTTGAAGTTACATTTATAGTATATGTTCCATCAGCATAATCCCCACCAAATACATTATTAATACTATCTGGTAAATATATAAGTCCGTATACATCAGTAAGGTCGTTACCTGGTTCATTTTGAATTGCTGGAGAGTCGGCTAATGTCTCGCTAGGCATTACATAAAAAAGTGGTGCCATAGCAGTCAATCCACCGTAGTATTCCATTGTTAATATTGTACCATTAGCACTAAAGACAACCTTGTCAGGATCAGCATTATCAGAGTAATATGTATTACCGACTTCTGCAAATCTTAAAGCTAACTTTTCCGGAGTATCTAAATCAGCTGCAGTTGGTTCAGTGGCAAGTGCTGCTATTACGGCACCTGCTCCATCGCTAATATGAAAGGGTCTACCAACAGCTATCCATGCCGCAGGATTGCCAGTCGCTCCACCCACCGTACTCAAACCGGTAGTAAAAGTAATAGTACTTGTTGACAATGCTGCAGGAATAGTTTCAATAAACACCATTTCCATATCTATAAATGCAGGTGGTATTACTTCATCAAATGGAAATGAAGTATCATGAAATTCAAGATCTACAATTTCACCTGGAGACCTACATACAGAACCATCAAGATATTGTCCATTGCTCAATTGAGTTAATTCGTCTGGCTCGGTAGAATTAACTATTGTCATATCACCATTATCCATTAATTGTAATGAAGTTGCTATATTAATCTTCAACCAACCATACATTTGATTGGGTATTCCAGTATTTCCATGTGTTTCCCAAATTCCATCATCCCCCAAAGTTCCAACAAAATCATAACCATTACCATCACCAATTCTACCTAATGGCGCAAAAACAGTTTCATCAATATCTACACCACCTGCATATTGAGGAAGTCCCAATTGTCTCATTGTAAAATTTATTTGATTTAATTGAAATAAAAAATCAGGGTCTTCTAAATAAAGTCGTTGTCTTAAGTCGAATTCAAACCTAACACGGTATGATTGGTCTATAACAGATCCTAATTGATTAATATATGCCAGGTCATTAGTAGTATCTAATATCATAACATGTTGATGCTGATCACCAGGAATACCATAATTGGCAACACCAGTATATACACCTAAACCAGAACCCGCGCCAGTAACCTCTGTGAAAAATTGTTTAGTAACGTTATTAGTCCCATCTGTTATAATAGACCCAGAACTACCAATACTTCCATTAGTATATAATTCCCATACTCTTACCATATCACCTTTTATTAATGATAAAAACCCAGCATCGGGATGTGTTGTCTCAACATTATTAATAAATGCATGAGGACCATCTATAGTAGTAATACCACTTCTTTGTCTAGATACACCATAATTAAATAAAGTTTCAGGTGATATTACTGAATCTACATGTGACATAAAATATTTCCTGTATTATTTGTTTTCTATATATGATTGTTTAGTATCAACAACTTCATTTCTAAAAGACGCTAATGTTGATGTATTTATTCTATTAATATTTGCAACCTCCAAATCCAATATAGGCATCCATGCAATTGCACACTTCCAATCGTCATACTCTTTTTTAGAATCCTGTGGGTCTGTACCAACTATTTTAGTATACCAAGCACATCTATGTATTTTATTATCTTTAATTTCTTCACATTTACTACCTAATGGGCAAGTAATTATTACATCATCAATCATAATATTAATCCTTCACACACATAATAACATT